AAAAAGCCAACCAACAGGACGAAGCACAGAAGATCTGGGATCAACTGGAGGCAGAGGAATCCGGCCGCGCGCAGCCGCCTTCCGATGAGCCGGCAGATCCGCCAGCACCCCAGCCCGCCCCGGCTGAGCCCACTGAGCCAGCACCCGCCGAACAGGCCGATGCAACACCGCCCAGTGACGAGCCAGCACCGACAAGCGAGCAGGCACTACTGGACAAGATCTCAGGACTTGAGTCGATGCTCGGCCAAGTCACGCAACGCCTGAGAAATGCAGAAGGCCACATTGGTGGACTGGGCAGCCAGCTGAAGCAACAGGTTCAGGCGGCTCAACAGGTCACCGCGAAGGGCGGCGAAGCGCCAACAGCCGGAGAGATCCGCGCAGCGCAAACCAACCCCGAGAAGATGGACGCCTTGAAACGCGACTACCCCGAGTTCGCGGACGCGATGGAATCGGCTCTCAACGAGCGGCTGAGTGCATTGGAGCAGCGCATAGCAGCGCAGCCCCAGCAAGTGCAACAGCAGCCCGGTGTCAGCTCTGAGGACATCTCCCGTCTGCGCAGCGAGATGGCGGTCGAGATTCGGCACCCTGGTTGGCAGGATCGTGTACAGACGCCTGAGTTTGTTGGCTGGCTACAGCGGCAACCCAGAGAAGTTCAGATGCTTGCGGCGAGCGATAGCCCGCAGGACGCTGTACGACTCCTGGACCTGCACGGCGAGGCAACGACATCAGCATCGTCACAAAGAACGCAGCGCCTAGCGTCTGCTGCAGCGATCCCCTCGGGGCGCTCTGGTTCGAACACTCGAGCCAAGGCCGTCGAGGACATGACGCCGCAGGAGTACTGGGCCTACCTAGATCAACTTGACAAGCAGAAGGCTTAATCATGCAAACCTATTCCCTTGTTCCTAGTCGGAACCTCATCATGGCCGAGCGCGAAATGCTCAAGCACGCCATGCCCATCAAAGTGCTGTCCACTTTCGGTACACAAAAGCCGATCCCTCAGAACAAGACTGACACCGTGGTGTTCCGTCGTGCTCTGCCAATCGACGCTGGTGCAAACGGTGCTCCTAGCATCACCGCCAGCAACTACCTGATGCAAGAAGGCGTCACGCCTGGCTCGCGCACCATCACATACCAAGACGTGCAGGTCACACTGCAGCAGTACGGCGTGTTGATGAAGCTGTCGAGCAAAGCCGAAGCCATGTACGAGGACGACATCCCCGGCGACATGGTCAAGCTGGTCGGCGAGCACATGGCCTCCATCGAAGAGTTGATCTCTTACGGTGTGGTCCGTGGCGGCACCAACGTGGTCTTTGCCAACGGCACAGTCCGCACAGCCGTGAACACCGCCATCACGCTGAACAAGCTGCGTCAAGCCGCTCGTCAGCTCGAGAGCGCTCACGCTCAGTTGGTGACTGAGAAGCTGGCCTCTTCGGTCAACTTCGGCACCTCTGCCATCGAGCCAGGCTACTTGGTGTTCATCCACACCGACATGGAAGCCGACTTCCGTAACTTGTCCAGCTTCGTGCCCGTGGCTCGCTACGGTTCGCAGAAGCCTGTGCATGAGCGCGAAGTGGGTACGGTCGAGCGTTTCCGCATCGTCACCAGCCCTTACTTCCGTCCGTTCCTGGCTGCAGGCGGCACCATCACCGCTGGCACATTCCTGTCCAACGGCGGCACCACTGGCACCACTGCTGACGTGTACCCCATCATGGTGGTTGCACAAGAGGCTTGGGGCCAAGTGTCGTTGAAAGGCATGAACGCCATTCAGCCAATCTACTTGCCTGCAAAGCAGATCACTCACGCCAACCCCATGGGTCAGTTCGGTTACGTCGGCGCCAACTTCTACAAGAACGCTGTGCGCTTGAACGAAAACTGGATGGTCCGCATCGAGGCTGCCGCTTCGGCTCTGTGATGACCGGGGGCTTCGGCCCCCGTTTTCTCCACGAAACTTTTTAAGGAAAACGTCATGTCTGACAATCTCTCCATGAATGCAGGCGCCACCTGGGCCCTGAACTCCGGCGGCCTTGCTGAAGGCACCAACGCCAACACCATCCAGATCGCTACCGCGATCAACTACGTCATCGACGGCCGGTTCTACAACAAGGCCATCACTGACAACATCGCCATCAGCTTCAGCGGTCCTACCGTGTACCAAGCTGCTGCCGGTGGCGTCGGTGGCATGAACGGTGGCTTCACCGGTGGTGTCAACGGCTCCACTCGCCTGTACCTGATCTGCCTGGACACCGCTGGCGCTGTCAGCATCGTGCCTGGCCCGATCGTGGACAGCGTCGAGTTGGCCGCCGGCCGCGTGGCTTTGCAGTTCCCTGACGCTCCCATCGGCGTCTGCCCAATCGGCGCTCTGCGTGTTGCCTTGACTGCCAACACTGTGTACACGCCTGGCTCGGTCGATCTGTCTGCCGCTGGCATCACCGACGCGTTCATCAACTTGGCCACTGTGCCTGCCAACCCGCTGACTGCCTAAGTCAGCACTGGGGGCTGCCTTCGGGTGGCCCCCGCCCCAATTCCTCACCCTTGGAGACCTAACCCATGACCAATCCATCGAATCGCGTGAACAGCTACGAACGCAAAAAAGGCATTGACTCAAACGAAACCGACATCGTCGGTGGCGGCATCGAGTCTGTGGCCGCAGCCCAAAGCGGCAAGGGCATCGAGATCGACACTGATCGCGTGATCAGCACCGCTGCCATTGACCAAGAGGCCTTCATGCGCGACGAGCTCGAGGTGTTCTTCAACGAGCCGCAGAACGAGAACGACGCTGCCTTCGTTGAGCTGAACGTGAACGGCGACTACCGCATGGTGGTGCGTGGCAACACTGCGGTGCTGCGTCGGTATCACGTTGCTGTATTGGCCAGCGCCAAGCAGTCGCGCGTGCGACAGCGAAAGATTGTTGCGCCAGACGGGTCCATGGGTTTCCAAGAAGAAAACGTGTTGTCCCTGACATACCCGTTCCAGGTCATGCACGACCCAAACCCTAAGCAGGGCGTGCCATGGCTGAAGCAGCTCTTGCAACAACCTGTCTGAGTAACACATGAACTATCTCCAGCTCGTCCAACGCCTGCGCCAGGAGTGCGGCATCAGTGGCACGGGGCCGACAGCGGTCACCGGCCAGACTGGCATGTCTGCCTCGTTGGTGAGCTGGATCGATGCGGCATGGGTCGAGATCCAGGGCCTGCACAACAACTGGAACTGGATGCGTGAGCCGTTTGCGTTTTCTACCGCTGCCAACGTGGGCGACTACTTGCCAGCAACCACCACCAACACACTCACCGGACAGCTGCTGACTGACCTGCGTTTCTGGCACAAGGAAACCTTCCGTTGCCAGCGCACATCAATCGGCGTGCAGGATGAGCAGTGGCTGGTCGAGTGGGAGTACCAAGTGTTTCGCAACACTTACCGCTTTAACTTGCAGGTCCCAGGCCGCCCAGTGGTCTTCGCTGAGAAGCCCAACGGCAAGGCCATCATGCTTGGCCAAATCCCTGACCAGGTCTACAGCATCACTGGCGAATACCAGGTGCGGGCGACCAACCTGGTGGCGGCCACCGATGTGCCCGACATGCCCGAGGAATACCACCTGATGATCGTCTACAAGGCCATGCAGTCGTATGGCTTGTACGAGGCTGCACCCGAGGTGCTCAGCCGTGGCCAGATCGAGTACCAGAAGCTGCTGACGCAAATCGAGCGCGAGCAAATCCCCGACGTTTACCTCGGACGGCCTTTGGCTTGACCTGAAGCATGCAAATGAATCAGATGCCTCCAGTTCGATACGACCTGATTCGCTTGGCCGGTGGCCTGGATCAGGTCACGCCGACGTTGTCGCTCAAGCCCGGCATCGTTCGACGGGCGGCCAACTTTGAGTGCTCCATCACGGGTGGCTACACTCGCATTGGCGGCTACGAGCGATTCGATGGCAGGCCCGCACCTTCAGATGCGCGCTACTTCGTTTTGAGCGGCACGGTCATTGCGCCCATCTCAATCGGCGCGACCGTCACCGGCGGCACCAGCGGCGCCACAGGTAAGGTGATCGCTGCGCCAGCGGGGCAAGTGGTGCTTACACGCCAGGTCGGAACCTTCACGCCCGGCGAGTACCTCACGGTGTCTGGCTCCATCGTCTTCTCCGGCATCGAGATCATTGGCGTGGCGGCTGAGGGCGTGACCGACGCCACCTGCAAGAACCTGGCTGCCGCAGACTATCGAGCGGACATCCAAGCTGTGCCCGGCTCCGGCCCTGTGTGCGGCGTCGCCTACTTCGCCGACTCGCTCGTTGCTTGGCGCAACAATGCCGGCGGCACAGCGCTAGCCATGTACAAGTCAAGCGCATCGGGCTGGACCGCAGTCACCTTGGGCCTGGAGCTGCAGTTCGATGACGGCACGACCGAGATCACCGATGGCACGACAGTCGTCGGCAACTCGAGCGGCGCGACCGGCATTGTGCGCCGTGTGGTGGTGCAGGCCGGCGCTTGGGGCGGCACGCCTCACGCTTCTGGGCGCCTGATCTTCACGTCCATCACGGGCACATTTCAAAACAACGAACACATAAACGTCGGCGGCACGAAGTACGCCCTGGCCAATGGCACGCAAAGCCAAATGACGTGGCTTCCAAGCGGTCGCGTGCAGGCAGTCGTGGCCAACTTCGGCGGTGGCCAGACCAACCGCAGGCTGTACTTCTGCGACGGCAAGAACCGCGCATTTGAGTTTGACGGCACCTACCTGGTGCCTATCGCCACGAACATGTCGCCTGACGTCCCTACGGCCATTCAGGTTCACAAGCAGCACCTCTTCCTTGCCTTCGGCCACTCGCTGCAATTTTCTGGACTGGGTGAGCCTTACCAGTGGGACCCACTGATCGGTGCTGGCGAGATTGCAATGAATGCTCCGATTACCAACCTCATCGTGCTGCCTGGCGATCAGTCGAGCGGTGCCATGGGCGTCTACACCGAGAACGACACGTCGGTGCTGTACGGCTCGAGCGAAGCTGACTTCAAGCTGTCGAACTTCAACACTGGCACCGGCTCGCTGCGCTACACCGCGCAGAACATGGACCAGACCTACGCGCTGTCTGAGCGCGGCGTGATGGGCATGGGCACGACGCTGAACTTCGGCAACTTCTTGGCAGCTTCGCTGACCATGAACATTCGCCCCTTCATTCAGGCGCGCCGCAACCTGGCCAGCGCGTCTGTGGTCAACCGCGAGAAGGGCCAGTACCGCCTGTTCTTCAGCGACGGCTACGGCGTGTACCTGACGATCGCCAACAACAACTACATGGGCGCGATGCCTGTGCAGTTCCCGAACCCAGTCACATGCACCACCGAGGGCGGCAGCATCGACGGTCCTGAGCTGTCGTATTTCGGCTCGACCAACGGTTTTGTCTACGCACTGGATGCCGGCACATCGTTCGATGGTGCAGTCATCCCTGCCGACATCACATTGGTTTACAACAGCACCAACTCGCCAAGGATCTTGAAGCGCTATCGCCGTGCGAGCGTGGAGATGACGGGCGACTCCTACGCCGAGTTTGGTTTCGGCTATGACTTGGGCTACCGCACGCCGGAGCTAGACCAGCCGTCCGACGCGGTCTACTCGAACGACCTGCGCCCAGCGTACTGGGACTCCTTCAACTGGGACAACTTCGTTTTTGATGGCCGCGATTTGTCGCCGTCAGAGGTTGAGGTGACTGGCACTGCCGAGAACATGGCGATCCGCATCTCGTCTGTGTCGAACCTGCTGAAACCCTTCACGGTGAACTCCATCATTGTTCACTACACCATGCGCCGAGGACTTCGATGACCAATCCCTACTACAACCACGCCACGTATCCAGCACCCAACGCGCCAGGCTCCTCGGCCGCTTTGCGCGCAGAGCTGGACCTGGTCACCGCCGGCTTCAACAAGATGCCGCCGTTGTCCGGCAACGCAAACAAACCTGTTGCGGTTAAGTCCGACGAATCCGGCCTGGGCGTGACCACATCTTTGGTGGCCGACTTGAGTGGCAATGTCACAGGTAACGTGACGGGTAACGTCACTGGCAACGTCGCCAGCCCCGGCACATCGACATTCAACAACGTCACCGTCACCGGCACGTTGAACATGGACGTCTCGACCTCGGGCACCATCACGGGCCTGCAGTCGCCCAGCAATGACAGCGACGCGGCCAACAAGGCCTATGTCGACGGCGTGGCTCAGGGTCTTGACGTCAAGGCCAGCGTCCGCGTGGCCACGACGGCCAACATCACGTTGAGCGGTGGCCAGACCATCGATGGCGTGGCGTTGGCTGGCGGCGGGCGCGTGCTGGTCAAGGAGCAAGGCACCGCGTCACAGAACGGCATTTATGTGGCGGCGTCTGGCGCATGGGCCCGGGCGACCGACATGGATGCATGGACCGAGCTGCCTGGCGCGTTTGTGTTTGTCGAAGACGGCACAGCTAACGACAACTCCGGCTGGGTCTGCACGGTAGCTCAAGGCGGCACCATCGGCAGCACATCAGTGACGTTTGAGCAGTTCTCAGGCGCCGGCCAGATCAACGCGGGCAACGGCCTCACCAAGACTGGCAATACGCTGAACGTGGGCACAGCATCGGCCAGCCGAATCGTGGTCAATGCAAACGACATTGACCTCGCCCAGACAGGGATCGCCCCTGGCACCTACAACAACTTGACTGTGGACGCTTATGGCCGGGTTACTAGTGGCAGCGTTGACAGCTTTGGTGACCTGTACCTGGGCTCAAAGGCAAGCGACCCGACGGTGGACAACCAAGGTGATCCGCTGGTCGTTGGCGCTCTGTACTTCAACACCACGTCCAACAAAATGCGGGTCTATACCGCCTCGAGCATTTGGACGGACGCTGGCTCAGCGGTCAATGGAACTTCTGCGCGTGCGGTCTACACCGCCACAGCGGCACAGACCACGTTTGCCATCACCTACGACGTTGGTTTTGTTGACGTGTACCTGAATGGCGTGAAGCTGGTTGTCAGCTCTGAATTTATTGCGACCAACGGCACGAGCGTTGTGCTGACTTCTGGCGCGGCGGCTGGCGACACGGTAGACATCGTGGCCTACGGAACCTTCAACGTGGCCAACACGTACACGGTGGCACAAGCTGACGCGCTGCTGGCGGCTAAGGCTTCGTTGACTGGCTCCGAGACCCTGACGAACAAGACGATCACCAACATCATCTTGGATGGCGCGGTGACGGAAGAAGTGTTTACCTTCACGGGTACTGTGCTGGAGCCGGACAACGGCACGGTGCAGACGATCACGCTGTCTGGCAACACGACCTTCACCGATTCGCTGTCAACAGGTCAGTCGATGATCTTGGGTATTGATGACGGCTCTGCCTACACGGTGACATGGCCTACGATCACTTGGACAACTAACCCTGCTGCTGCACCTACGTTGCCAACAACAGGCTTCCTGTGGGTGGTGCTGTGGAAGGTCGGCTCTACGCTGTACGGGAAGTATTGAGATGCTGAAGAACAAACTGCTTTCAGCAATGGGCGGCGCTCCCGCCAACTTTATTGAAGACGTTTTTCAAACGTGGCTGTACACAGGCAACGGCTCCACGCAGACCATCACCAACGGTATTGATCTGGCTACTAAGGGCGGGTTGGTTTGGCTAAAACCAAGAGACCAAGCTACTAGCAATATGCTGTTTGATACCAGCCGAGGAACTGGAAAGATTATTTATTCTGATGCTACCGCTGCACAAGCTACAGATAACAACTCACTGACTGCTTTTAATTCAAATGGCTTTAGTCTCGGGACTAGTGGTCAAGGCAACGGATCACCGTATAACTACGTCTCGTGGACCTTCCGCAAGCAGCCGAAGTTCTTTGATGTGGTGACGTATACAGGGGATGATAATTTTTCTGGTCGTCAAATTGCACACAATCTGGGTTCTGTTCCGGGCTGCATTCTTATTAAGAAAACAAGTGGTGCTAAAGATTGGGAAGTTTGGCATAGGTCTTTAACAGATGGTGCATATGTGCAATTAAACAGCACCGCTGCACAAACTGGCGCAGGCGGTTTTGATTATTTTGGTGCTTCTGCTACGCAAACATCAACATACTTCACGCTTGGCGACTTAAATGATGATGGCGTTAACCGCGCTGGAGCAACCTACGTTGCCTACCTATTCGCCCACAACGCTGGAGGCTTTGGCCTCAGTGGTACGGACAATGTGATTTCGTGCGGGTCTTCTGTTGGCGGCGGTTCCGCAGGCGATGTGACAGTAAATTTAGGGTATGAGCCGCAGTGGGTTTTGTTGAAAAATATTACAACCACAAACGCAGCCCTTGGTCCGTGGATACTTATAGACAATATGCGTGGTTATTTTGCACCAGCAACAGGTGAAAATTACTTACGCGCCAATGCTTCTAACGCCGAAGCTACTGGTGGATTTTGGACAAGCCACCCCACCGCAACTGGTTTTACTCATTATGCCAATGCTGGTGAAACCTACATCTACATCGCCATACGCCGTGGCCCGATGAAAGTGCCTACGACCGGGACGAGTGTGTTTACGCCTGTATCTACAAGTGGTAACGTCACATCAATTACCTCAGGATTCCCTGTTGATTTTGCTCTTGGTAAAGAAATTAAGAACTCCACAAGCTATGGCAACTACGCCATAGATCGTTTGCGTGGAGGAGCTGTTCTTTTGGAAACAAATACAGTGGGCGCGGAATACACAAGCCAAACATTCAAGTTTGATTCCAACACACAATTTTTGCAAAGCGGCGGCGGATTGTTTTACGGGCCTTCTATTTATTGGCTGATGCGCCGCGCCCCCGGCTTCTTTGATGAGGTTTGCTATATGGGGACGGGGAGTGCTACGACATTCAGCCACAATTTGGGTGTTGCTCCTGAGCTATGGATAATCAAAAAAAGATCTGACGTGGGCAGTTGGGCGGTTGGTTCTACGTCTATTGCTAGTTCAGAATGGCTTGTTTTACAAGCTACTGATGCAAAAGCCTCTAACACAGCAGCGTGGAATAGCACATATCCGTCGTCTACTGTTTTCACTGTTGGAAACTCTGGAAACACCAATGGCTCTGGCGCGACCTACGTTGCCTACCTCTTTGCCTCCGCGCCCGGCGTGAGCAAGGTGGGCAGCTACACAGGCAACGGCAGCAACCAAACCATCAACTGTGGTTTCACAGGTGGTGCAAGGTTTGTGATGATCAAGCGCACTGACAACACTGGTGATTGGTACGTTTGGGACACAGCAAGGGGCATTGTCTCTGGCAACGATCCGCACTTGAGCCTGAACACCACAGCAGCCGAAGTGACAACAGATGACAGCGTGGACACTGACAGCACGGGCTTTGTTGTCAATCAGTTGTCAGCCACGAACATCAACGTCACCTCTGCCACATACATCTTCTTGGCAATCGCATAAGGAACAATCATGCAAGTAAGAATCAGAACAACAGGTGAAGTGGTATCAGAGCAGGGCTTTCGAGCCTTGCATTCTAATACTTCCATGCCACAGCAACTGACAGAGGCCATCATCAACGATTTCAATGCTGATGTAGTCTTTGAAGGCCCACAGGCGCAGCCCACGCGCTACCAAGTTGGCTTTGCTGATGGCGTGCAGCAGATCGATGGCAAGTGGTACACCAAGCACAGCGTGGCCGACTTGGAGCAAGACGCGAAGGATGCACTGGACGCACAGCAGGCTCAGTCGGTGCGAACTCAGCGCAACACGCTGCTGGCCGACAGCGACTGGACTCAGGTGGCTGATGCCCCTGTCAACCAAGCAGCTTGGGCCACTTACCGTCAAGCCTTGCGTGATGTGACCGCACAATCAGGCTTTCCCTGGGGCGTGGCTTGGCCTGAAATGCCCGCATAAGTATCACAATGCTGTAGGCCCTCGGGCCTTTCAGAACATCGAAAGGAGCCGAGATGGCCAAACCAAGAAACCTTGCCAACACAGTGACCGCTGAAGTGATTTCAACAAACACAGCGGCCCTGGCCGGGCGCAACTATGTGCTCACCGCTTCGCTCACTCTCACCTTGCCGGCCTCGCCCGCGACCGGCGACGCAGTCAGCGTGCAGAACAGCAGCGGCACAATCACGGCGGTGATCGCTCGCAACGGAGCCAACATCATGAGCCTGGCCGAGAACATGACGATCGATCAGCTCAATGCAAGTATCACAATGCTGTATGCCGACGCAACGCGTGGGTGGGTTATTCAATAAGGAAGTCACATGAGCAACTTAAGTCAATTCTTTGGTGGCGGCGTTAAGTCCGTGCAACGCGGCACGATCACGGTGACGCCTTCTGCGGGTCTTGGTACTGGCACTGCCACCATTACAGCGGTCACCACTTCAAAGGCAATGGTCATGTGGCTTGGCCAGGTTCACACCGGCAACGATTACGGGAACATTAACTCTCGCGTAGAGCTGACCAACGCAACGACCGTTACAGCCTATGTCAGCGCTGCAGCAACACCAGCGGTGATCGGCTACCAAGTGGTCGAGTTTCTCTGATCGGAGCCCCCATGATTGGCCAATTCATCGCTGTCCTATTCCTCGCTCGCGAGCTTGCACACCGCGAGCACCTGCGCACGAAGAGCTACGCGCAACACGCCGCGCTTGGTGACTTCTACCCAGCCGTCGTCGATCTCGCCGACAGCCTGGCCGAGGCCTACCAGGGGCGCAAAGGGATCATCGAGATCCCGCTGCTCGACAACGAGTTCCCGGGCGAGATCATCAAGTCCATGCGTGACCAGCTCGCGTGGATTGAAAGTAATCGCGACGACGCCGTCGGCAAAGACGAGCGCGCCATGCAAAACATCGTCGACGAGATCGTGGGCCTCTACCTGTCCACGCTCTACAAATTAACCAACCTGAAATGAAGGAGCTGCAAGTGGTATCAGCAGTCGAAGCTCAACTCAACACGCACGAGGCCGTGTGTGCTCAACGATACGAGGGAATTGAACTTCAGTTCCGATCAAGTAATGCGCGGCTCAAACGCATTGAGACACTGATGATTGGCAGCGCTGTCGCGGTGATCTCCGGCTTCGGAGCAATCATCATGATGCTGTTTCAGCTACTCGCAAAATGAAAGACTGGTTTATCTCACTGCTCGCCGCGATTGCTCTCGTGGTGTTTGTGGTGTGGTGCACGAAGGAGACGATACCTCTCATTAAGGCATTTTTATGATTGACCCGATCTCCGCTCTGGCAGCGGTCAACTCCGCTGTCGCCCTCATTAAAAAGGCCTCGGCCACCGTGGACAACGTGGCCAGCCTTGGGCCTTTAATCGGCAAATACTTTGATGCCAAGCACACAGCCACCAAGGCAGCCAAAGAAGCCAAAAGGGCTGGCGGCCCCAACATGGGTAAGGCCATCGAGATCGAACTGGCCCTGAAGTCTCAGCGGGACTTTGAGGAACAGCTCAAGGGACTGTTCTTCTCCACCAACAACATGGACGTCTGGAACAGCATTCAGCAGCGCGTGGCTGAGATGAATGCCGAAGACAAGGCCGAGGCCAGGCGCGAGGAGATCCGTGCCGTCAATGCCGCCAAGAAGCGGGCAGAGAACATCGAGCTGGCGGTGGCCCTGGTGTTGTGTGTTCTTGTAGGCATCATGGTGCTGTGGGGTGTCATTCAACTGATCAGCTATTGCTCGGCAGTTGGGTGTAGCAAATGAAATGCGAAAAGACACATGGCAAGTTTTCATGGAGGGTCTTGAGCAGTGGCTCAAGATCTCTTGCTACCTGGCGCTCGTCTGGGTCGGTTTTTATTCGCTTCAGTTTTTGCCCGTTTACATTGCCGAGCGGATCATCGAAGCAGTTTTGGGGAAGTTAGGAATATGAAGTACTTGGCCATCTTCCTGTTGTTCTTGGCGGGCTGCGAGGATCAGTATCGCTACCCATGCCAGAACCCCGACAACTTCCACAAGCCCGAATGCCAGAAGCCAAAATGTCTTTTCACTCAGCAATGCCCTGAATAGCTCGCGGCCCATATCTTGGAGAAGCAGATCAATGCTCAACAACCTAACCAAAGCGCCCCCGAGCCAAACACTGGCAAGTGACGGCAGGACCGACAACTACGTTGAAATCCTAGAGGCTCGCATCTGGGGCTTCGTGGTTATCGTGGTCACGCTGATTCTGGCGTTCATCGTGATCGCGCTGCTGTACTCGGTGACGTTCGTGACGCAGCCGATCAAGTCGATGGCCCCCATCGACCAGGCATACACAAAGATGCTCAACGACATCGTGCTGCTGATCGTGGGCGGCATCGGCGGCGTTATCAGCAAGCGTGCTGTTGGCTCAGTGGCAAAGTCGTTTGCCCCAGAACCCCCAAAGTTCTATGCGGCTCCAGTTGCCCAGCCGCAGACAAATCCGGGCAACGTAATTCCTGACTTCAACTGGATGGGCTACAAAAACCCAGATCTCGACGAGAGCTGGACGCCTGGCCCGCCACCGACCACACCGCCCGAGCACCTCGAGGCGGATGACGAGCGCGCTGAAATCGCAGCGGCTCGCAAGGAGTTCACATGATCCCGCTGCCGTTTCGCATTCCACCGGTCGTGTACCTCACGATCGCGGCCGTGCTTCTGCTGTTTGGCATCTACCGTTACGGGTATCACAATGGTTGGTATGACCGCGACGTAGACATGCAGGCGGCGATCGCGCAAAAGAACGAAGAGGCGCGAAACAAGGAGCAGGAGATGGCCAAGGCTGTCGCTGCCAAAGACGAACAACTTCGAAAGGCCAACAATGAAATTGACCAAAAACAAGCTGCTATGCGTCGCCTCGCTGCTGCTGGCCAGCTGCGCCTCCCCGCCGCCAGTTGTGTACCAGCCGCCCAAGATGCCCCCGCTTCCAGCCAGCCTGTCACAGCCGATGCAACCGAACTTGAGCGACAGACTATTGCAGCTCTTATCGACATCGCCGCAGAAGGAGACCGCGCCATCGTCCGGTACAACGCCTGCATCGCCGTCTACAACGAAGTAATGGAACAAATCAATGGTGACCGCTGAACAATTGCAAATGCTGAAGATTGACCCCAGCCTGGCGGACGCCTTCAATGAAACATTTGATCGCTGGGAGCTCACGACCCGCAAGCAAAAGGCTGCCTTCATTGGCCAGTGCGGCCACGAGTGCGGCAACTTCCGCATTCTCGAGGAGAACCTGAACTACCGCGCGGCCACGCTGCTCAAGCTGTTTCCGCAGACGCCCAGGCGCGCGTGGGGGTTTACGGCCGAGAGCGCTGCCGAGTACGAGCGCCAGCCTAAGCGCATTGCCAACCGGATCTATAGCAACCGCATGGGCAACCGGGACGAGGCGTCGGGCGACGGCTGGCGTTTCCGTGGATCTGGGTGGCTCCAGTTGACCGGCCATTCGAATTTTTACCATGCAGGGCAGGCGATCGGGGTGGACTTCGTCATGGAGCCCGAGCTGGTGCGCACGCCTAAGTACGCCGCGCTGACAGCGGGTTGGTTCTGGTCCACGCACCGGTGCAACCGCTTTGCGGACGTCGAGGACTGGACCGCCCTGACCAAGAAAATCAACGGCGGCACGATTGGTCTCGAGGACCGAATCAAGCACATCAAGCACGCTCTGACCGTCTTGTCGACGGGGGTGGCGTGATGTATCACAATGCTTTAGAATTCGTCTCCGGGGAGGTGCGTCTGCAATTTCCCGGACATGGCTCGCACTGGCGGGCCTTTTTTGTTTGAAAGGCCGGTATGGCGTCCCTTGTTGCAAATAATCCGTATGACATGACCCAGCAGAAGTTTGCCGGTACAGGCGACGTGTCTGGCCAGATCACCGGTGGTGCCCGTAACGGCATGAACTGGGACTTCATGGACCAGCAGGGCAAAGTGCTGACCAGCATTCCTTACCAAGACTACGTCGACAACTATCAGACAAACTCTGGCGTTGTCCGCCAAGGCATAAACGCGGTCAATGGTGTGTCGGTGTTTGACTTCAACAACCAGTCCAGGGCGCAGCCTGAGGCCGCCACATCGGGGCTGGTTTCCTCGTCTTTGCCTGCCGCTTCCACTTCGACCCCTGCAGGCTCGGGCATCGTGGGCGGCACGATCAACAACACAACGATGGGCCAGAGCGCTGCCGCCAAGAACCTCGAGCCGTACAACCCAGCGTCTGGCATGGCGCCTCAGACCTATACAGCTCAGACCCGGGAGGTGGACGCGGCCAGGGAGACGGCCGCCGGCCAAGTCAACTCGCTGCTGGCCAACGACAACCCACTGCTGCAGCGTGCTCGCGCAATTGCTCGGCAAGGCATGGCTCAGCGTGGCCTGGTCAACAGCTCGATGGCTCAGGGCGCTGGCGTGGCCGCGATGGTCGACCGCATTACGCCGATCGCTCAGCAAGACGCCCAGACCTACAGCAACCGTGCGCTGGCGAACATGGACGCCACCAACAGGGCTGGCGAATTCAACGTCGGCCAAAACAACCAGCTGTTTAGCCAAGGTCTTGCGATCGCCGCCAACTCTTTCGAGGCGTTCAAGCAGCGCGAGTTCACTACAGTCCAAAACGATCTTGACCGTGCGCAGCAGATGCGCATCGTCACGCTACAGGAGAGCGGCATAGATCGCCGGCAAGCCGAAAGCATTGCCGCCAGCGAGCGCCAGCAGGCTTCTGCTCAAGCATTCCAGGCGGCAGAGGCTCGCGCGACTCAGGCATTCCAGGCCCAGCAAGCAACGGCTGATCGCGATGCGGCCGTGGCCCTCGAGGGCTTGCGCGCCAGCAATAACACGGCCGCCATGAAGCTCGCCGACTCGATCTCGGACGCCAATGTGCCCACGAACTTTGCGGCAACAGTCGCACTGAACACCAGCAGCTCCATCAACCAAATTTTGACCGACCCCAACCTCACTCCGGAGGCAAAGCCGGGCGCTGTGCAGAACATTGTTGACGCGTCCAACGCGACGCTGAAGTGGGGCTCCACGTTCTACAACACACCGCTGCCAAATGTGTCGGCTCCAACAGCAACACCTGCACCAGCACCAGCTCCCGCTCCTGCACCAGCACCTGCGCCTGCCCCTGCCCCTGCATACGAGCCTGTCTTGGACGCTTAAAAATGACCAAGATCGTTTGCCGCAAGGCCAAGCTCGACGACATCCCCGCGATCGTAGACATCGCTGTGGAGTCGGTCTCGCGCGATCCGCTGCCGGTGAAGATCAACCGCGAGGCAATGGCCGACACGGCGCGCACTTGCTTGAACCCTGCGCACTTCATGTGGGTGGCGGAGCAAGACGGCAAGGTGGTGGCGTCGGTCGCTGCGTGCGTGCAGCCATCGTTTTGGTTCGACAAGCTGCAGTGCTCGGTGCTGCTGTACTACACGCAGGTCCCGGGTGCGGGCGTCCCGCTGCTGCGCGAGTTTGCAGCATGGGTCAAAGGGCGCTCGGCCATCAAGGTGGCTGTCGTTGAGCTCGAGCCGGGGGTCGACCCTCGACTCGTCAAGTTTATGAAGAGGCTGGGGTTCGATCGTGAATCACTGAACCTCACCTACGTAAGGAGTGCAACATGAGCAAGGTAGTGAAATCAGTCGGCCGAGCGGTCGGCAAAGTTGTCAAGGGCGTGACCAACGTCGTCAAGAAGGTAGCCAAATCCAAGCTCGGCAAGGTGCTGATTGCAGCGGCCGCCATCTACTTCGGTGGTGCTGCGCTCATGGGCGCGATGGGCACATCCGGAGCTGCGGCAGCCGGAGGTCTGTCGGGACTTAGTGGGGCGGCGGCCAACATTGGGGCGGCGTGGTCTAGCTTAGGCACGGCCGGCAGCGCGCTCATGAGTGGCAACCTGGGAGCGGCAGGCA